AGGGTTGCTTGTCTTAAAAATTCAGGAGAAAAACAAATTTGTTTGTTCGGAAAATGTTTTTTTATTTCTTTCCAAGCTTCGACACTAATTGTGCTTTTAATAAGCACAGGCACATCTGGGGTTTTATCTAAAACGTCCAGTACATTTGAGTAATCACATTCTCCATTGTATTTAGGAGGTGTTGCGACACTTATAATTACAGCGTCTATGTTTAACCATTCGCTCTCGTAACCAATATAAGGATCATCTATGTCTAAATCATGATATCCTTTAAGCACAAGTTCTTGAGCCTTGCCTACAAATCCGTATCCAGCTATTAATATTTTCATTTTAATTCCTTTAATTTTTTCCAAGTATCTTGCCATCCATCTACTTCGAAAGCAAAGCCTAGATTTTCATCTACTATAACTTTCTTTAATGGATAATCATTACCTTGCGAATCCATTCGGTCTCCGTAAAAGTGTAATGTATCGTTGATGTCAAAATCGTAAATGATTTGACTCTTGTCTGCACCTTTAGGTGAAATATCAATACCTGTTTCACCACCTGGTCGTGCAATTAAATTTTTAAATTCTAAATTAAATAACTCTGCAATATAGTTGCGCTCATTGTTTGTTCTATCATACTCTACGTACAGTTTACGCTCTTCTAGATTAGCGTTACGTCCTACAACACTAAAGTTTACCATACCTGATCGTTCTTCAATGTGTAGTCCTGTACGTAATGAAAACTTACTTTCTTCTAGCGTATTTTGCAACCAGGATTTTACATGTAAAGGAATTTTCCAATTGTCTGACCTAATAAGTTTATGACCTTCCCAAACTTCACTGCCTGAACAGTTGTATACACGTTTAGCCATACCATAAATTACGTTGCCTATCTGTTCAACTGTTTTAGGTTTGTCACTACCTGTAACAAGATAAACATGATTTAGTGTACAAAAGTCAAAGAAGAACTGTGAAAACTTTTCATCTATCTTTCCTCGACTTGGTGTTAGTGTTCCGTCTACATCAAATATGAATTTATCCATTTTTATTAAAACTCGTTGTTACACGTTCTCTCAAGTCACTTGATGAGAATCTATGATCTCTTTTGTTATAGTACAATTCTATACCTCTACTAGCACATATTGCTCTACCAGTAAATGTTTTGTCTTTATATTCTACCCCAAGTATACGAATGTCAATGTGATACATTGATAGAATATCTTCTAGATCTTCTTCTGTGCGATAAGGAATGATTTCGTCTACATAACTAACTGCCTTTAGTTGTGTATAACGCTCAACAATAGTTTGAACTGGCCGACTTTTTTCAGGACGATCTATACTTGGATCTATTTGTAATCCGCATATAAGATAATCGCATTGTTCTTTTGCTTCACGCAACATTTGAACATGGCCTGCATGAAGTAAATCAAACGCAGAAGCTGTAAAACCTACTTTCATTCTTGTTCTCCAAAATCGAATAACGTATTAAATGTATTGTGTTGTTTTGTATCTTCGAGATCATATTTCAACACACCAATTAGATTGTCTAGTTTGTTGTCAATAATAGTAGATTCCATTGCATCTCCATCAAACGGCAGTTCTTTGAACCAGTCTGGAATACGCAGTTCATCTGTAGGATATGCTACACTTGTATATCCAAGTGGATTTTGTTTTAGTTTACAAACAATAACTTTCATACCATCTACAATTTCTTGCGAGTATTTGTCTCCGTTCATACGCTTGAGGGTATTCCAGTTGATGCTTGCTCGCACATGGCCGGGCATGTTTGCTTTGCCTTGTTTTTGTTCTAGTCTCTGATAGTGTCCGATTTTGTTTGCACGTTTAGGCGAACCTTTTTCCCAACCAGGACGTTCTTTGAATTCACGTCTAAACGTTGTAATACGTTCTAGTATATCTTTTTCTTCTTGCCCTTTAAGAACCATAAGCAATAGTTCACTTAGGAATTCTTGCATAAACACAGGAGTATCTGAACGTCTCAAGTCGAGACCCATTGCTTTCACTTTGCCCGGTTTATCATCTGCGTCTGTCCTAAATCCTTCAATATCATATACTAATGCCGCATAACGTTTCTTAGTAATAAACAAACCTGACTCAGCAACAATTTCTCTACCTGCGGCAATTACTTCTGCACGACTCTTAGGACAATGAAACGCTTTTGCCATAAATTTTTCAAATGTTGTATTTGCTTCTTCTGCAACTTGGTCGTATAATTGAATAACATTATCTTTAGTCCAAGGAATTTGACCTGCTTCAATTTGTTTTTTTAGCACAGGATATGCACTGAAGTACACAGAATCTGTATCTCCGTATATAACCGACTCACCTACATGATCATATTCGCCTGTAATAACTTTGTTTACTTCGGCACTCATATGCTTAACAATGGTTCTACCACTTAGTGTGGTCGATTGTCCTATACGTTTATCAAAGAATCTACAACCTGGGTTCAGAATAGCACCATATAAACTGTTCAAGTTAATTTTCTTAACAAGTTGTCGCTTGTCCCAAAAAACTACTTCAGTTTCGTTTCCTGCTTCTTTTGCTTTTTTAAGCATCGCTTGTAATTCTTTACGTTCTGCATACCAGCGTTTAAGGATACCTGGTATAACACCTTCAAATTCATGTGTAAAAATTGTGCCATTTGAACTTAGCATCCAAGGAGTATTGCTGTCAAAAATTAATTTGTAAATCTCTGCCGCACTCATTGTGTCTGACTTGCCATTTTCCCAATCAATAGTTAGAGCAACATCTTTCCTGCAAGACATGACTGCTTCGTATTCTTCTGTACCGAATCTTCCTTCCCACGATCCTGCAAATGATTTCTTTTTCAAGTTAATATCTTCATGCACACGAGCTTCTGTCATTTCAGGACGTAGTTGTCCTACAATAGTTTCAGGAGCCATATTCAATGCACGAATAACACTAGGATACAGACTGTTCAAGTCCATAGACCCAATCCATTTGTGTACACCTACTTTTGGAAATGCAACATATGCACCTGCCGCGGCAGTGTTTTCATCATCGCGTTTTGGTCTATTAGGAACTTGAAGTCCTCTATGATGTGCTTCGTTGATAATTGCTTGTTCTGTAACTGCAACAGCACCCATAGTGGTCTGTAGCAAAACAGTATTTGCGTGTGCTAGTTCGTTACTTAGATCAATGAATCTTAGTTTTTTGTCCAGCTTGTCCAGTAGTGCAACGTCTTGCCGGTTGTATTCGATGAATGTTCGGAAGTCATTGTTATAAAGTTGATCGAGTGTACCTTCATACACAGTTTTCTTTTCGCCAACTTCAAGTTCACCAATTGCATCAAGCCTGTAAGTGTGTCTTTCTTCATATGTGTATTTACGATATAATTCTAAACTATCTAAATGCACTCTACCTATTAGGTCATAGGTTTCAGCTTGTTTCCCGTATTTCTCGTATTCTCTTTTCTTAGGAAGTTGTTTCCACAAACAGAAACGTCTTGTGTCATCCTTGCTTAGTACGCGACTTACACGATTTACTGTGTAGGGAATATCATAACCTTCACTGTTCCATCCTGTTAAGATGTCACTATCTTCAATAAGATCAAGGAACGCTTGAAGCATGTCGCCTTCGTTTTCAAAAAGGATACATTCATTACCCCATTCTTTTACTTCTTCTTTGGCCTGTTCCATTGAGAGTGTTTTCGGAGGAAGTGCAAGTGTTATAAGTGCGTTCATCCATTGAAGATGTACAGTGATAGCAGTAATTGGCATAAATGGATCACTTGGATCAGCAAAGCCTCGCTCTGGATCAAAGTCTGTCTCAATATCGAAGAATGCAACATTTAGTTTAGGTGCATCTTGATTCAAATAGTTTTCTGAAAGACATTGAAAAATAGGATTGATATCGCTCTCGAAAAGTTTTTTATCTCTATTAATTGCTAACTCTTTGCGAAAGTCTTTAGTGTGTTTACACACAATTCTCGTAAGGGGATCTCCGTAGACGCTTTTGTATTTGCCTCTAGGATCTTCATAATAGAATGTGTATTTTACGGGATATTCTGTATAGTGTCTTTTACCATCTCGGCGTTCTACTGCTCTGATTATATCAGAATCTCTGTCAAAGTATGCATCGACGTAACTCATGTTTCTCCTTCGTTGCTTATGGCCAACTTAACCTTCTACTTGCCTGACAAATTGTCTTTGGCGTACTAATACTTATTACAGAATCAATCCTGCAATATAAATTACGGTTAGTCCTGCATTTAGGACTATTAAACTTTTTTCCCTCCACAATATTCCTACAATTACCCATATACTATTTGCAATTATAAATGTCCATATGTAAAAAGGATGTATATTGAATGCAGCAAGTGTTGCCGCTAATAACAGAATTGCTGTACCTAACCAAGCTAACCATTGATATGGTTTTACCACCATTGTGCCGCTACTCCGTATCCAAACACATTTATAATAGCAAAATAACCTGTCAATAACATTACCCATGCCGCACCTCTGCGTGTTGCGGCATAACACTGTGTAATCGATCCTACAAAAAATGCAGGATACACGATCAACATGTTTGGATTATCTGCATTTATAGCTAAAGTCATACTTGCACCAACAGTAAAAATAAAACTAATAAGCTCAAATGCAAATGCAGTTCTGTCACTATGATAACTGTTTGTCCAAAAGTCCAATATTTTTTGCAAAATTACTTGTCCTTACCAACTGTAACAACAAGTGTTTCCAAGTCATCAAACTCTTCTGCAACTCTTGACCAATCACCTTTCTGCGCAATTTTGATTGCTTTATTAATCATAGAAGGCTTAATATCAAGCTCTTCTGCTACTGCTTTTACAGTATCCTTTAAACCGGCCTGTAAATCTTCAACTTCTTGTAATACTGTAACACCTTCGTTAACAAGACGTTCTAGTTTGGCTTTTTCTTCAGCTCCATATACTCTATCACTCATGTGATTCTCCTTAATTTATATACATTATATAGGATTATTTAGGCAATGTCAACTGTTTTTTTCTTCGTCTTTGGTTTTATATTGCCATTCATCTGTGTGCCCAACACTCCATTTAGGAGTAGTTTCTACATTATAATTTTG